TCTCTGGATTGCAGTGGTTACAACTTCGAGTTTAAGAAACTGACCAGCATCGGAGGATCTCTGGATTGCAGTGGTTACAACTTCGAGTTTAAGAAACTGACCAGCATCGGCGGATCTCTGTATTGCAGTGGTTACAACTTCGAGTTTAAGAACCTGAAAGAACTTTACGGGAGACCATATAATGTCAAATAACATCAACCTACGGGAGTTTGACAAGTCCGTAGACGAAAATATGGGTAAAATTGACGTGGTTTTGAATCAGCTCAGGATGATTCTGTCTGACAATAAGTCTCATCATATGATGGACATTGCAAAGCAGTTAGGTCGTTGTGACAAGTCGGTTCGCAACTACACAAATAAACTCCGCAAACTCGGTTACAATATCGTTGGAGATGCTGACGGGTACACCATGAGCAGCAACACGCCCGATCAGTTATTCATTCTCAGGGCGGGGAAAGCATCTCATGCCACAAGCAAGCGGTCTAAGACGGCAAAGGATAAAGCTCGCAAGTATTCCAAGTATCATACGGATGGTTTAACCGGAAATCAGGTGACGCTATGAGCGATGAACAAAAGAGCTTTCTGGAGTGGATTTCAACCGAGTATGGAAATCAGGGTGATGTATGTCTTTCGGCTAAGGTTGTGTATCAAAAATACATTGAGTCCTCCGAGCATCAGACTGTTGACAAGTCAAAAGAACTTGAACTTACAAAGAAGTTTCTCGATGAAATACTGAAGGCATTTGAAGAATACAGGAAGATGTGTACACCTCCGGTTGATACTAAGTTAATATGTAACATGCAGGAAATGATTGATACATACGAGGCCGTGAAGTGGCTGGAAGAAAAGAAGAAAGATCATAAAGTCCAGCTTGTTTCTTGCTATGTTGGAGACAAGGACCAGTGGAGCGTCTATCTCAATGACTCGGTTACAACTCTTTCTGAAACCATTGTTGAAGCCGTGCAGAAAGCGAGGGGGAAATGAAATTAGCAATATTTAGTATTCTTCTTGCTGTGTCCTGTTTTCTTATCGGAGGATATTTCGGAGAGACAGTCGAAAGAAGCAATCACCAAGATACAACTTTCGTGTATGATACGGTATATGTCTTGGATGCAGAACTGAGTGGAATGCTCGATACAAGCAATGCAAATAATCGGGAATGCTTAGACCTCGTAAAATACCTTAATGAAATTATTGATCTTCAGGCGCAGGAGAACTCTTGTCTAAAGGATAGGCTTAATCAGCAACAGGAATTCTACGGGTCGCTATTGCGTAGTAGAAAGGTCGCACCATGAAACTCCTTGCGTTCATAATCTTCAGTATCATCGCATCCGTGTTTGTCGGTAAATTCACCAGAGCGGGGAGGTAATATGACCAAAGCAAACAAAAACATGCAGTCTCTTCTTGTCAAGGCTCGTGATGATATGCAAGCGCAAGTCGCTAAACTTCCAGCCGGATCGGAACACAGAAAGACCGCCGAAACGTTTGTGGAGAGGCTCACTCAATGGGCTAATATGTGGAGTCGGTTAAGAGAGTGGGGAGTGCAGAAATGACCGAATCAAAACGAACCGGGCGTAATTGCTGGAAAGCGTTTGAACGTGAAGCGGCTCGCTTTTTCGGAACCGAGCGATTCATTCCCCAAACTACTAACGACAACAAGGCAAGCTGTGACTTCGCAACGGAAACGATTGTCGGAGAATGCAAGTACCGCGCAACCATGCCAACACCGGAGCAGATTAAAACTTGGCTACAAGGTGTTTGTGAACGCGCTAAACGTGACGGAAAAGCCGGAGTGCTGTGTGTTAAGGTTGCGAGGAAAAACGGATTCTGGATTGTAGAAATGGCTGTAGAACAAATTATCATGTGGCATTCAACATGGAGGACTAAATGAGCAAGGCATTGGATCTGCTTAGTAGGCTCGAAGACGATTCCATAATATATGACGATGTATTACTTGAGAAACTCATTAAAGAAATCAACCGCATTGAATCCGAACTCTCCCGCCTCGAAAGGGTGGAAGAAGACGCGAAATCCATCCGCAATGATACAATTGAAGATTGTGCAAAGTTACTTGAGAAAAAAGGCAAGGACTCCCTTGATAATGGACATTGGCCTTCAAGTTTACATGTTATTGTCCCGTTTTCAGATGCTTATGAACTTAGAAAGTTGAAGATCGAAGATGGGGAATAAAATTGTAAAATGCGAAGGAAACGCTCCTCGTGGAGGAACATTATATATGCTTTTCTGTCCGGGTTGTATGTGTGGACATGGCATTGAGGTTCCTTATTGGTCGTGGAATGGATCTTTAGATAAGCCAACATTCACGCCTTCTCTTCTTGTAAACGGAAGTATGCCGGAAATTAGATGCCATTCTTTTATAACTGATGGTAAAATACAATTTCTTTCTGACTGCTTTCACAAACTCGCAGGCCAAACAGTGGAGATTCCCGACTTTGATACATATTAATAAACAAACAATTCGTGAAGATATTGAATTGCATGGACAATTTACAGATGAGCAGATTGATAGCATTGTTGATTATGTAGATCGTCAGCTTACTACAAACAGTAAATCCATCCGCCGTGCTGCGCTGGAAGAAGCGGCGAAAGTAGCGGATGATGCACGAAGTTCATTTAAAACACAATTCGCAGATGGAATTAATTATGCGTGTGATATGATTGCTAAGAAGATCGAATCCCTCATCGAAAAAGAGCCAGGGGCGGTGAAATGAGCAAAGAATACAGTCTGATTATCCAGATTGAAATTGCATACCACAAGACACATTGCTGGATCTGCTCAAGCAAGAAGTTTATTTGTTATGAGCTTCAAAAAATCCTGAGAGGTTGAAATGAGAGCACCTGTAATAAAAAAATCCGACCTTGAAGATGCAAGGAAGCTCCGCGAATTACGCAAGGTTATAAATAAGCTTCTCGCTAATACTATAGACCTTTGGGAATGTCCGCAATGTGGAGTTATTGACGGAGGAGAATGTGTTACGTCAGACAAGGACAATGTTACTCGACACGGATCACTTACATGCGGATGTGAAGTTAAGCATATTTACAACTGGCAAGACTTAATTAAGGCGGTGAAATGAATCACGGCAAACTGTACAGAGAGATGCCGCTGTGACATGGATATACATACCGAACTACGAGGAATCAGCCTCTTTAGTGGAATATGCGGGATCGAACTCGGACTCAAAGCAGCCATGCCCGGCTATCGAACAATCTGCTACTGCGAAAACGATCCCTACTGTCAAAAAGTCATTCAATCCAGAATCAGATCTCAAGAATTGGATGATGCGCCAATTTGGGACGATGTTACCACGTTCGACGGCAAGCAATGGCGAGGAGTCTGTGACATTATCACCGGAGGATTTCCCTGTCAAGACATCAGCGTTGCCGGCAAACGAGCAGGGATCAAGCGAGGAACTCGCAGCGGCTTGTGGTTCGAGTTTGCAAGAATCATCGAAGAGGTTGAACCGCGATTCGTTTTCATCGAAAATGTCAGGCAACTTGCGAAAAGTGGGATCGATATTGTTAAAAAGAGTCTTAACGAAATCGGTTATCATATGGAAGATCCAATCATCGTATCAGCAGCGGACGTTGGAGCACCACACCGCAGAGCAAGGCTGTTTATTCTGGCCTACCCCAACCGCGAAAGCGATATTGGGCGGCCCAAACCACAACTCTCCGTGTGTGACGCAGCGCGGTCACGGGATGAATTTGCAGGGAGCGGTGATGAAAGCCCAATTCGTAACCCCCCGCAGTTCGCAGCGGCAATATTCCAGAAATTCGCACACTCCGGGATTACACGGGAACGGAGGTCAGAATCTCCAAACAGTCATTGGTGGTCAATTGAACCCGACGTGGGTAGAGTGGCTTATGGGGTTCCGCAGCGGGTGGACAAACTTAGATGTCTCGGCAATGCAGTCGTTCATCAACAAGCGGAGGCGGCGTGGAAAATCCTAACGCATACCCTCTAACCAGCATGTGCCTATCATACAGAACAAAATTGACCAGAATATGGGACAGTAACTATCGTACTGTAACCATAATAATGCTGAATCCGTCCACTGCTGATGATGTGAATGATGATCCTACTATTAAATCTTGTGTTCGCTTGGCAAAGCATAACGGGTTTGGTGGTCTTAAAATTGTTAACCTATATACAGTAAGGGCGACAAATCCAAATGAACTAAAGGCAATGGATCAAAAGACTGCAATGGGTTCTAATGCTAATGAATATATTTTGGAATCATGCGATGATTGTATGCACGTTGTCGCCGCTTGGGGTAATTTTAAATATGCAAAACGTAGGGCAAATGATGTTTTGATTATGCTAAAAAATAGGGGGATTGGGGTTATGTGTTTTGGTGTCAATAAAGACGGAAGTCCCAAGCACCCGCTGTACATTAAAAGCGACACATTAATCCAAGAATATAAGCCATGAATGTTTTAAATCCTAACGCATACCCTCTAACCCGGCTAATCTAACTGCGAGATAGACTGAACGAGAAACAGCAATCACTCCTTGACGAAATTCCTGTAACACGAGAGAACCTGTTAGGAATGTTCCTCATGGAAGATGCCGGATTAGTCGAACGAGTCAATAGAAATTCCTGCATTTCCGAAGGAGTCAGAATCACCCGCAAGGGTAAAGAATTAATCGGAGAAATAAAATGAAAATAGTCCATAAAGAAGATTCGCTTGAATTTTCAATAGTTCCTGAAGATCATTACGAAAAAGATCTTGTTCACTCACTTAATAATGATATAAAAAAAGAGCGTGCGGACTTGGAGATAAAGATCGATCTTCTTGTTTTAGGGTTTTTGAGAAAACGTATCGAAGGAGGGGACAACTCCTGCCCCAATCCGGTATGATTGCGCGTGTGTTTCCAAGACGAACTAACCTCAGTCCGATTGATGAATATGCGTTCTTTGATCCTCCAAATATGTTTTTGCCGCCTAACATTACAGAGGTGCATGTGAGTTGCTTATTTACGTGGGACATGCGAAGGTCGGAAGAGCTTGCAAATTCGTGGAGACACATTGCTCCAGTTACGGTCGGAGGTGTTGCAACAGGAATGAGGGGCGAGGAGTTTATTGCAGGTCGTTACGTTAAGCAGGGCGCAACAATCACAAGCAGAGGTTGTAATAATCATTGCTGGTTTTGCTCGGTCTGGAAACGTGACGGCAAAATCAGAGAACTTGACATAGTTGACGGATGGAATGTGTTAGATGATAACCTACTTTCGTGTTCAGGGCAGCATATTGATTCGGTCTTTGAAATGCTTGTAAGACAAAAGGAACATCCGGTATTTACTGGCGGACTTGAGGCCAAATTAATTACTTGTTCCATAGCCGAAAAGCTACACAGAATAAAACCACAAAGAGTCTATTGTGCCTATGATACTGAAGATGATCGGGAACCACTTGCAGCAGCAATTCAGATAATGCAAGATGCCGGATTTAAAACAAACACTTCGCACGTTATTGCATGTTATGTTTTAATCGGCTATCCAAAAGATACGATGCAGAAAGCAGAAGAGAGATTGAATTATGTGCTAAGTCTTGGCGTGATGCCCTATGCAATGCTCTGGAGAGATGATAACGGAAAGACAAACCATGAATGGAGAAACTTTCAACGAGAATGGCTGAGGCCGCAGATCGTTGCAACAAAAATGAAGTCAATTCTAAAAAGGACTATTCATGTTTAAGTATTTACTGTTATTATTTCCGTTGCTAATGGCCTGTAGCAATCCGGTCACAATCAACGAAACAGGACTCGCAACCCTGGATGATTGCTCCGGCGTATCAGCGAATGACATCACGGCCTATCGCATCCGAGACATGGTGCAGGTGCATATCTGCACTCATGAAATTGTGCAACTCAAGCACACCGGATCAAATCAATTCGAGATCGTAGAACGCGGCCCGGCTGTCAATCACATAGTTGTGTCTCTGCCTGATTCGAGTGCGATTGAAGTCTATGTAAAAAACAAACGCATCAGAATTGCAATCCAAACCTGCAATGAAAATTATTTAGAACTGTATCACGGGATTTATCGGTTTAAAAGCAAAGCAGAAAAACAAATAGAAGGAAACTAACCATGTATCCATTCGGAAACATCAGCACATTAAACAGTCAATTTCGCAAGGTTAGCTCAACCTATCCGGTTCGTGATCGGATAACTGGAAAGGTTGAACACAAGCCGATTGCAAGCAATCTTGCAAGATTCTATCCGGCTATGACAGATCGAACCGTAGTCCATCAAGATAAAAAAGTATACCGCTATGACTCGAAAGGCGTTGTTCATTTTATGGGATATTGGGAGTAGCCATGAGCAAGCAAACATTAGAAGAGAAACACGGGATAAGAAGGATAGACCCAATAGAGTATGCACCGGGTTCGCTTCTACCCGAAACTGACTACACGCTTAGATACGCATACGAGTGGAGAGAAAAGGCTCTCGAATACCACACCCGCAACGAGGAACTCTCTATCAAGATTCAAGAGCAGAATCAGACCATTATTGATTTGAGGGCGGAACTCGCGGAACTGCGCGGCAAGGTCGCGGAAGTGCCGATCATCAGCGGAGAGCAGATTGTGGATAAGAAGAAGTGTTGCGGGGATTGTGTATGGTTTTATGGTGACAATTATTATTGTTGCAATCCAAATAGTGGGAAAAACAAAGTCATATCAACCGATTATTGTGATTTCTTCACCGGAAAGGAAGCATGAAAGACCGCAACGGAGTTGAATTAAAAAAGGACGATGTCTGTCTTGATGTCTCAACGAAGCATCCGAGCATCGTTGTTATTGATTGTTTTGATGGTAGAAAGGCTTGGGCTGTCTATTCAGATATTAAACTCTCATCACGCCCTGTTATTTGGTTCAGCTATAAAGCACCTGTAGGACCTAACCGTCTTGAGAAAATCGGCGAACTCTGGTCGGAAGAGGATGAGAAGATTCCAAGATATAATCCGAAAGCATGAACCTCTTCGAAACAGATAAGCCGAAAGTCAGCAAAACAACCGTGTGGGACGCTTTCAATTCATGGCGGGCAAACAAGACGGTCATTGTCGTACAAAAGCCCACAACATACGTTTCTGTCAATCCTGAAGGCTTTAAACGAACACGGGTTATTGGCTTTCGATCTGAAGGTTTTGGAGAAGGAAATTAAGAAATACAAATAATTCATCTGCCTGCCAGTGCTTAACTCGTTCGACACGAGGGCAGATGCAAAGAAGGAAAGGAAATTATATGCCAGTAATATGTGAACGTGGTTATTTTTGTAAGTATAGAGGGAATGGATCACCACCATTTAAAACGAGAAGAGGTGCGGTTGAATGGTGGATTAAAAAGAAGGCGAATGATCCCGGAGGTATCGCGCTATTTCCGTATGTGTTCTATGCACAAATTGAAGTCGATACAGATACAAAAAAGCTCTTATCTATGAAGGAAATTAAGAGGTATAAATGAAGAAACGACATGCGCGGAATGAAATAAAAAAGCCGCACGAGGCGGCTGGTGATGAAGGGAATGTGTGAAGGGTTAGTGTGTGCGGTCGTATTCAAGCAGCAACTCTTCTGCTCTGATTTTTTCTTGAGTTGCTTTTGAATAAGCTGTCTTTTCAGATGGAGTTAACGCTCCGCTTTGAAAATAGAATTGCTGATTTATTTTTGTCCATTTGTTGTCTGCTTCAAGGTAAGCAATCCATAGTGTTTCGCGTTCTTTTTCCATTTTAAACCTTCCTTGTTCTGTTATAAACGATTGATTTGACTGTTACGAGTGGGATTTTTAACTCCCGTGCGATGCTGGCCAGAGTTTCACCGGCCTCTTTTCTCTGGCGAATCTCGGCAACCGTAGCTGCCGAGTGTTTGAATCTGAGATCACGCTTTTTCATAAACCTCTTTTATTAATGGTTGTGTGCCTAATTCTTGTATACAAGATACGGATACAATATACCATTGTCAAGGGGTTGGTTTAAAATAATTAAGATTTTTTACTCTTTTTCACAAACTATTGCACTTTTTAGCCTCCTAAGTGTATTAAAAACACAATAGAGGCATTCAAGATAAATTTTTAACATGGATCAATAAATGGCTTACTGTAACCTACATGATGATATTTTAGACAATGATTGGTATATGTCATTGCCGGACAACCAAAAGGTAGTTTGGATCCATTTAATGGCATTGGCATCCAAAGAACAGGGAACCATTAGGCTCACTTCAATACGTTTGCTCGCTGGTCGAATAGGTGTCACACAGCACTCCCTCAGATGTCTCATAGCATCGGCTCAGCATCGGCTCAGCATCGAGGCAGGTGTTTCAATAACTTTTACAGATTGGTCTCAATGGAATGTTAAACGAGACATAAGTAAAGACAGAGTAAGAAGTTATAGGGAAAAGAAACGCGTTACAAAGCCGTTACGTAACGATCAATGTAACGGGCATGTAACGCTTACAGAGGAAGAGGAAGAAAAGAATAGAGTAAGAAAAGATAAAGTAGAAGAGAGCAACACCGTTTCATCTCCGTTTCATCTTAATTTCAAAACCGAATGGAATAAACTCTCCTCCGATTATCCTATTTTACCCAAAATAGCCAGAATTGGAACCGATCTCGAAAAGCATCTAACCGCACGCGAAAAGGACAAAGACCCTCCGTTTGATCCGGTTCAGGTTTGTGATGCAATTCGAAAGCTCTGCAGGGCCGGTCGGTTCCCGTCAAGCAAGGGTTGGAAGCCAGCAGCGAAATGGATCACAGACAATAACGTCAACTACACAAGCATACTGGCTGATGCTGAAGCACTTCCAAAAGAACAGGAACCAACAATTGACCCATACTCACTTCCACACACTGACCCACAGAGTCACTATCACGCGGATTGGTTGAGGTTGCAAGGCAAACATCCGATGCAACTCAAGCAAGGGTTGGGGAAAATTTATCTTGAAGAAGTGAATGCGAACGACAGGGATTACTTTCGCAAACTTGGCTTTGAATAACACTGCTTTATTGCAAAGAATACAGGGAGAAGAAAAAATGAAAAGATCACCAGAAGACATTATGGCATTCATTGCAATTGCCTTTGTTGTTATTGTAATATTAGCGGCAGTCGTTAACCATTTTCTGCTTTCTACCAAACTTTAGATAGGAGCCTGTGAATGTCATTTATCCAAGTCCCCAGCACAACCGTAAAAAAGTTAATCGCATATTACACAAACAAGCACTCAACCATGACCGCGCTTTGCCTGCAAGAGCTTTTGGAAAGGCGCGGCGACACGCTTGACTATATGCCGCACGAAATCCCGGCACTTAAAAAGAACCTGCTTGAAGTCATGGAAAAGTTTCAGTTGAAACGAACCGCCGTCGCTTTCAAGGCTGGAGTTGAGAATCGAACACTCAAAAGATTCTTTGACGAGCCAGACTATTGCCCCTCTCCGCACTTCTTTGCTATGATAAAGGAGTTCGTTTCACATGCAAATAAGTGGACATCGTAGAGTTAAGTTAAGCAATCGTAAATAAATGAGTCGTTATAGTCATACATTTTTTTGCATTGACAAGTAGTAGTTCTAAAAGTATCTTTGTAATTGTCAGTATTAAAAACGCAAACTAAAAGGCGACTATAATTACAATGCCAATACCAACTGAAAAAGAATTAAACGAATTAACGAAAATCGCTGAAGAACGAATAAAGCAACTGAAGGTGATTTTCAGTAAAGACACCAAAATCTCACCGGCAGCGATTGAGAAAGCTGCTGAACGTGCCTTGCGAATTTGGAAAGAAGCGTGCAAGGGAAATATCAACTCAGGCGAGCTTCAACTTGGCGTGAGTAAATGCCAAGACGGTCAGTATTCGTATGACAAAGTGACATCAACAAGCATCTGCCGCTATTTTCAGCAGGGCTTACCACAAAAGAGATAATCATGCCAAAAGTTAGACACGAGGGGATGACCATTCCAGAGCGAGAGTATATTCTGGCTTATGCAAAGCACGGCAATCATGCCGATGCTTACTTGCAGGACCACCCTAAGTGCTCTAAGAAAAACGCGTATATGTGCGGCTGGCATGTCTACAAAAACATCGTGGATAGAGTTGGCCAGCAGGAAGTTTTTGAGGTCATGGGGTTATCTGATTCTCTGATTTCAAATACACTCAAGAAGCACATCAACTCGCCGACTGAGGAAGTCTCACTCAATGCAACAAAGTTTGTGGCGAAACTCAAAGGTCACGTCACAGACCAAAGCAAAGTTGACATGAAGCATTCCGGCAAGGTGTCATGGATTGAAGAGCTGCGACGTGAGGTTGATGAAGGCAAGGACGAGGGCGGTGATGGAGAATAAGCGAAAAGATGTTGAAAAACTTGAAAGCGACTTCGAGAAATTTGCGAGAAGTCAAAATTCTTTCAATAGCGCATGTGAAGACTTACATGAATCTGTTGAGGGTGTAAAGAAGGCAGTATCTGACGTGTTGCTCAATATCGTAAATAAATTAGAATCTTGGTTATCCAGTCGATATGCAAAACGAGACTGAAGAAATCAACAATGGCAGTGTTACGTTTTTCGATTCCTGTAGGATTCGCAGAATCAGACGCTATGCTCGTCTCACACAACTTGATTTTGCCGTTGTTTGTGGAGTGAGCAAAGAGACAGTTTTCAATTGGGAAAAGGGTGTATGTAGTCCATCATTTCTCGCAACGGTGAGACTGTACGAAATGGAAAAGCGGTACGTTCGTTATAACGAAAAGGGAGAATAATGAAATCATACTACGATTACGAAGAAGACCCTAAAAGAGAAAAAATCAAAGACGCGATATTTCTTTTCCTCTTCATTGCACTCAAGTGGTTTATTGTTCCAGTGATTACGATTACACTTCTGGCCTGTGTGGTTGTTTCGATTCTAACAAATAACCCACACATGTTTCAAACAACGGGGATAGGTCTTGCATGTTCAGTTTATAGTTTGATTAGATTATTCAGTGGAGAATAAAACATATCAAAGAAACACTACACACGGCAACTTGATTATGCGAACGATGCACCGGCTTTTGTCAGAGATGTTCTCGGAGTTACACTCCATGACAAGTTTGAAGAGATTTTACTCTCAGTTCAGAACAATCACAACACGGCAGTTAAGGGTTGCTATAAATCAAGCAAGACGTTCTGTGCCGCGTGTTTAGTTCATTGGTGGCTGTGCACCGGAGTTGATCGGATCGCTGTAACCACAGCACCCACGAAGAATCAGGTTGAAAATCTGCTCTGGAGAGATATTAAAGCAGTTCATGACAACTGCAAATATGATCTTTACGGCAACATCCCGATTCTGACAACAGGAATCAACATTGCTCCGAAATGGTTTGCAATCGGGTTCACCGCGAATGAATACAACGAAGAAGCGTTTCAGGGATTCCATTCAAGCGGCGGGGTTCTGTACATACCGGACGAGGGAAACGGAGTTGATCCGGTGTTCTTTGATGCAAGGCACAAGATCGCGCAGGACAGCAAAGATCGGTTTCTCACAATCGGCAATCCTATCGGGCCGGACACTGAGTTCTATCGTTGCTTTCAATCTGCGCAGTTCAACACGATCACGATCTCGGCGTTTGATTGTCCAAATATCCAGCAGAAGAAAATTGTCATACCCGGAATGTTGGAGTGGGAAACGGTTGAAGCATGGCGCGAGGAGTGGGGTGAGGATTCGATGTTCTGGCACACCCGCGTGCTTGCCGAGTTCTGGGATCAGTCTACAGCCGGACTTATTCCGATGTCATGGTACGAGGCAGCAGTCAAGCGCGGCAAGGAAATGAAAGCCAATGGCGGCTATGAGGGAGAAAAGATTGTTAGCGCAGACGTTGCCGAAGGCGGAGATGAATCAATCAAGGGATTATTAAACGGAAGATTGCTCGAAAATGTGGAATCCTATAAAGACCCAGATACAACCCGGTACGCCTATCATATTGAGCGTGACATTAAGCACGGATATAGGGCGGTTGTGGATGCCATCGGTATTGGCGCGGGTGTTGTCTCGACAATCCGCAACGATGCTTACGACTGCGTTGCTTACAAAGGTTCAGAGTCAACAGAAGGCAGAGACAAGAGTGGAGAGTTAAGATTCGCAAACGTCCGCTCGTTCGCATGGTGGCTAATCCGCGAGGCTCTTAATCCTTCCAATCCCGAAGCAATCGGCTTGCCGGATGATCCGAAACTAAGAGAAGACCTTACTTTTCCAACGTACAAAGAAGTCAGTGGCGGAAAGATTCAACTTGAAAATAAAGAAGCACTCTGCAAACGCTTGGGACGTTCGCCGGATAGGGGAGACATGTTAGCCATGGCGTTATTCGCAAAGCACTCGGGTGGAGCAATCGCAAAGATCACAGGGCAACAACCAGAGACATCAAACCTTTACAAGTCAATTTATGAAAGATAGGAAATGAAAACGAGCGATGTTTATTTAGTAATTGATGACGATGAAGATTGTTATGAGATTATAGCTGCCTTTTCAACAGAAGAAAAAGCAAAACGTTTCTCTGGCAATTATGTTATACGGCATTTAATCATAGATGAATTTTCAGATGAAGAGTTAAGATGTAATACATACCGCGTGCTATTTGACGAAGACGGGAAAATTGAACGATGCGAAGATTGGGAGTTGATTAAATTAAGACCGAAAGAGGAGGGATCTCTTCAGCCCGGGTATGAGAGTGTCATAATAACATTGTTTGCAAAAAGCGAAGAAGATGCAATAAAAATTGCAACTGAAAAAAGAACCATTCTCATAGAAAAAATCAAAGAGAACATGGCAAACGGCGGAAGATGTTTCATCTAAATTACAATAGAGAAAGATAAATAAGTGAGCTTAGCTGACCGCATTTTCGGGAGTCTTGGATATGAGCGCAGAATCACGGGCGGAGTTGTAACAAAAACGTTTGAAAACTCTGAAGTGTTTGACGTTGGATTTGGATCGAGGGCATACAACAACACTCCGACACCGGATAAAATTCAGAAGTTTAACAAAATTCTTTGGCAAGTCTATTGTCGCAATCCGTTAATTTGGGGAGCTGTTGAGACGGTCGTGAGAATGGTTTGCGGAAACGATGTCAAGCCGGTTGCACTCAATCTTGAATCTGAGAACGGACAGTTAAAAGCGAATGCCGAGAAACTCCAGAAGGTTCTTGATCGGTTCTGGAACTCACAAGCCAACAACATGACAGCCACAGTGCAGGAGATTTGCCGTGAGCTTATCATGTTTGGAGAGGTTATTCCGATCTATGACGTTTCATCTGATGGAACGGTTGAGGTCGGATTTATCTCGCCCAATCAGATCAAGACACTGAATCGCGGTTCTGGAAACATCCGCAAGATTGACTCAATCACGATCACTTCTGCTGATGGCGTAACAGACAAGATTTTCAAGATCATCAGCCGGAAGATTGACAAGGACACACTCGGAAGATACCCGAATGTCAGAGCGCAGGAGGTTGTTGGAAAGATTACGGGAGACGTATCGTACTTTTCTATCAATCGCAGTCTTTCACAAGAGCGCGGTGTAGGTGACTTCACGCAGGCTATTGATCCAGCCGAGCAAATCCTTCGCTTAGTCAACTCCATTGTCAATAGAACGCAGATGAATAATCTCGTGGTTAGTTGTCTTGAGTTCCCTCCCGATTGGACACAGGAGCGAATCAACAAACTCCTTGATCCTAAAGAACCCGGTCATATCAAAATACCCACAGCGGCGGACACTAAAGCTACCACCTTTGCAGCGAGCGGTGTTAAGTTCTCGTTTGTTACTCCGAATATTCCAGCCTCTGAAAACGCTCAAGTGATTGAGGTTGTCAAGGGCTTACTGAACTCAGGTACGAACATTCCTCAGCATTGGCTTTTCGGTCAGGGTGAGAACGCGAACAAAGCCTCAGCCTCAGAAATGAGTGATTCTGTTTATGGCTATCTCAGAAACAGACAGTCTGTGATGATCGGATGTCTGAAAGAGATGTGCGATTTTGTGATTGACCAGAATCGAATCTATCTATCCTCAGAACTTCGCAACGTACCACCTGAAGAATTAACCGCGTATGCGTATGAAATGCCGAGACTGGACGTTGAGGATGATCTGACGAACGTTAATGTCATGAGTGGGTTGATGAACGTAATCGCTGCTGCAAAGATGAACGGCGGCATTGATGACAACCAAGTCAAGTCGTATACACAGCAGGTTATGGCGAAAGAGTTTAAATAGGGAGATAGGATGAGCGATAAAAAACAAATCTACGTTGTTACTTCAGGATGCTATTCTGACTATAGAATAGATGGAGTTTTTGATGATCTAAAACTTGCAGAAGAATTTCGTGAGAAATATTCAGAGAAATACTATAATGAAAAAAACGAGATCGAAGTATACAATCTGAACCCAACGGACAAGAACGACTCAGAGGTTGAGTATTTCTATGTTGAGATGTATAAAAGCGGAGACGTTAGGAAGTGCGAAAAGCAATCATCTTATATCTACAATAGTCTTTCGCTGGAATGTTTTACAACCGACCATAAGGTTATAGTATTCCAAATCCAAGCAGATGACGAGCAACATGCAATAAAAATATGCAACGAGCGCAGAGCACGAATAATCGCAAACAATAAATGGCCGGAATGCCAGTAACTCACAAAGACATTGTCGCCTATCAGCGCAAAGTCAACGCACTGAAGAATAAGGCCTCTTCGCTTTCCGACACGACTCGCAACAAGGTTATTGGAATCGTTGAACAGCACCGGCTTAAAATCAAGGACATCATGACCGACTTTCACGGAGAGGACAAACAACTCCTTGCGAAAGCCGGTCTTAAAATGTCTGACGAGATTCAGAAGGAAATCAATCGGATGATTGATGAGACAACTGAAGTCTTGAAAGAGTCAAGCAAGAACGCTTATGATTTAGCGAAGCGAGAGGCGAGTGCTTTGTATTCTGCGAGCGGATTTGGTGACGGGCTGTTTACGGCAACTCCTGAACTACTGGTCTTTAGTCAAGGGATGAGCATTGATCTTGTCAAGAGCATCGGCAGTAAGCTATTGTCAGACGTAAACGCAACGATCTCTCGCGCAGTTGTTGGAGGGCTTAGTCCGTTTGATGCCATGAAGGCGGTTGATGAAATCATCGGCAAGGACGGGCTTACAGGGGTAAGCTTTCAAGCCGAGCGGATTGTTCGAACGGAAACGACACGAATTTATAATGAGGTAGTTGACCAATCGTTGCAAGACCTGATACCGATGCTGGAAAATCCAGAGAAGTTAAAGAAGGTTTGGATAAGCGGGCCGTACCGACCGGGCAGACGTGAGAATCATCAGGAGATCAACGGGCAAGAGGTTCCGGTAGATCAGCCGTTTAGAATACCTACAGATGATGGAATCGTTGAGCTTGATTATCCGCAGGCATTAGGGCCGGAGACTGACCCGAAGAAACTCGCAAAAGAAACAATCATGTGTGGTTGCTCTTGGGAAATTGTTCCTGAGTCAATCATGGAAGCTTTATAAAACAACTAAAAAATATTATGAAGATTATCCCAATTGATGAAAGAGTTATTGTTAAGCCAATGACCGAGCAAGAACGTAAAATCGGAAGCATCTTTATTCCCGATACCTCCAAAGAACGCCCCCAAATGGGTGAAATCGTGGCTGTTGGTGATGATATGGAAATTGCTGATCGCAAGCAGAAGAAACTGTCCGAGATTCTAAAAGTCGGAGATAAGATTGTGTACTCCCGCTATAGCGGAACCGAAGTTAAGATTGACAACGAAGAGTACATACTCATCAGCCGCAGTGATATTCTGGCTAGGGTTGTGCAATAATAAACTATCATGGAAGCATTATAAAACAGGGAGAAACAACGGGATACATTCAAATTGGATTTAGCGTCGTCTTGCTTAGTATTAGTGTTTTTATTTTAGCTGGTACTTATTGCATGTATCGTGATTTTAAAATTAAGTGGGAAATAGAGAAGCAATGGAACGATCAAGATTCGAAAGAGCGGAAATATCAAGACTCCAACGTGAACTTGAAGATACGATGCTCAGAAAAGCAGGAAAGATATAATGGGGGCTGTGTTTAAGTTTGGTCATGCTATCTTTCCAACAGAACAGAACATTTCTGACGAGGAGCTTGCAATCAGAAGAGAGATTGTAAAAAGAAACCAAGAGCGCGACGCAAGATATAATTCGGTTTACCCACAATACCACCCCACTATCGTCGCTTCGTTATTGATTACGAAATGTGTTCTTATTGGAATTGCGATAAGTGTTATAATTAATTTAGTGAAGTAAAATATAAAAGAGGGGAATGTATCAATCGAAATAGTAATGTTACTATAAAACAGCGTAGTAAATAGTAATCTTACTATTGAACATGACGGGATATGTTGCTAATATCTCGGCATGTCATTTAAACCACGAATACTCGGCTCGCTTTCTCCGACCCGTGTAGAGATTCTCTGCATGGCTGTTGGTGAATGGGAAAAACAAGGGCCGCACAATATCCCGATCTATTCAACTGAGGAATCTTTACGAGCTTCCGTTGAGTTGTTTCGGGATCTTCCTGTTTCAGCTTTCGAGTTGAAATCAGGATTCTTCGATCATTTGCCACAGATTCTCAAAGACATTGCAGAGTCTCGTGGCATTTCTTTTCTCAAAAATCAAGTCGGATGGATTCGTAACCCGCACTTTGGAACAACTGAAGACGGTACGCAAGGCATTATTGCCGAGTTCGAAATCACTGATCCCGAAGTCGCCGAAGTCGTAAGCAGCGCAATTAAGGCCGGGCAGGTTGACTTGCCGGGCTTTTCTGTTGACGGAAATGTTAGCAATTGGGAGATAGTTAGCATTGACAACAAGCCATATGACACTTTTAAACTCGAACGGATTGATACTCTTGACATCGTAAACTATCCAGCGGCAGGAGGCAAAGTCTTGAGGCTTGCCGCAAGTAAAACCCCAATAGAAGGACAAAAACGCATGAACGAAAAAGTTAAATCTCTATTGATTGCTTTGCTGTCTGCCACCGGATCAACACCTGAAGCTATTGTTAAGCTCTTTGATGATGGCGTTGATTTTGGCAAGGAGTCAGTAGCTGCACTCAAGAAGCAACTCGCCGGCAAGAAAGAACTCTTAGCCACATTTGAGGCGCTGGAGTCGAAGATCATAGCTAACGAAGACGTATCAAATGAACTCTCGAAGCTGAATGTAGACTATTCCAAGTCTGTCGTGGTCGTGCCGGAAAAGAAGGAAGAGAAGAAACCCGATGCTCCCGTGGTGAAAGCCGAAGACAAGAAAGAAGATAACTCGGCGGTTGATGAAGCGAAAGCAATTCTCGAACAAGTCAAGGCCGAAAAAGAAGAAATGGCCGTCGAACTCGGAACTCAGAAAATTGAGACCGAGATTCAAGCCTCGACTCTTCCGGCAAAAGCGAAGGCCGTTCTCCGCGAGCGTCTTGTTGCAAGCAAAACATTCAAGACCGACGACATCCGCAAGGAAATCGACAAGGAAATCAATTACATCGTTGAGATCGGAGGGACTGTGGAGAAGTCTTTAGACGGGAGCAGAATCACTGCGAGCGGATTGAACGAAACCGACCTCACTCTCCTGCAATGTCAAGCGATGTTCTCGCGTGAACCGATTAAGGACACAAAAGGCAACAAGATCGAACCGTTCAAGTCGTTGCGGCAGCTTTCTAACCGCGTTTGTGGTTCCCGTATGGATTGTAATATGAGTGAGGTATGGGACAACTTAGATGGATTCAGTCGCGGCTTCAAAGCATTCAAGCATGTTGATGAACAAGGCCGTATCACCGGATCACTTCTCACAACCGACCTGACTCAGATTCTCGGCGTTTCGATGCACCGGCAGATGATGAAGGATTACGGTGCCAGTGATTTCAATATTTGGAGACCGTTCGTTGAGGTCATGAGCCTCGACGACATCAAGGCACATACCTATCAGCGGCTCGGCGTTTATCCGACCTTTGCAGAAGTTTCCGAAGGCGGAACCTATCAATCTGTAACCTCTTCTCCGACTGACGAAGAGGCCACCATGACCCTGCATAAGTATGGCGCAATTGAAGACATCACAGAAGAGACAATTCTCAATGATGACATGCGCGCCCTGTCTGCTATTCCGCGCAAACTTGCTGAAGCTATGGCCGAGGACGTGATGCGCATGGTATTAGATCCGCTTTATAACAACGATGCCGTTGCTTATGGTTCTGATACTGATACTATCGTAATTGCTTCAACCCACTTGAACGGAGCAGCCTCCGGCGGATCGGCGTTGAGTGACATCACTCTGACCACCTGTTTCAATACCATGCCCGCTCAGATTGCCTATGGTGCAAGCGGAACGCGCAATAAGCTCGGTGCGAAGAACATGCCGAAATATATTCTTGTCGGTCCGGCTCAATGGGCAATGGCTCTCAAGTTGACCAATCCGAACAACCTCTTCCAGCAAGTTGCGGGAACAAGTGGCTATCACACTGCCACTCAGGGTCTGCCCGATACCGGTGTAGACAATATGTACAAGGGCATTATTCCCGTATGTGTTCCCTACTGGGCAAGCTCAACAAACTGGTGGGCGTTGGCCGATCCGCAGAAAGCCGGAGCGTTCTTATACGTTGGCTTCTTGAACGGCAAAGACACTCCCGAACTCGTGACTGAAGCCGTTGCTTCCGGTTCTGAATTTACAGCGGACAAAAAGCGGATGAAGGTCAAGATGCGTCGCTGTGCCGTGATTGCAGACCACCGTCCTGTTTACGGACAGTTGGCCTAATTGTTTGTCGGCGTTGCGGGGCGGCGGTTCTTCTCTGCTCTCCGTCGCCTCGCTGCCGAAATCTTTAACTACAAAATCTGAAAGGATAAATAGAATGGGTAAAATTTTTCAAGCGGATATTCCGGGATTCTTCGAGAATGCAAATGTTTCATTTCCCGGATATGCCTCGAATGCCGCTGCCGCGACTGGTGTTGCTGCTTATTGTTATGCTGAGGGAAAGCTCGCAGATGCTTCTCTCGTTCCCGTAACATCATCTGCAAGCACAACGAAAAGCGACTCTGTTACTCTCGTTAATCTCGGCTCGGCGGGTGCTGGAACCGTTGTCATGGGTACGTTGCCCGCGTCTTCGGCCTATGCCTCATGGACTCCGTGGGCACTGAGCCTTGCTACCGTTGCCTCAAAACTGACATTTGCAGAGGGTGACGTTATCGGCTGGGTACACGCGAGCGCGGCTGCGGGTACGGTTGTACCAGTTGGAAATCTTTTCTTGAAGCTCCAATATACCTAAGAATTATTTAAGGGAGAAAAGTGAAAACACTTATCGGAGTTCCTACATTCGGAACAGTCTCAACAATTTGGTCTCAGCGGTTTAATTACATTCAAAAACCGCTGGGATCAATTTCGGGTGAGCTATTTGATCCTCGACCTGTTGACATAGCAACCAAACGCAACTCACTGATTCAATACTGCATTGATAAAAACATCGAAACGATTCTCTTTATCGGAGATGACGTACACCCACCCGCTGAAGTTCTTTCTCAAATGATGATGAGACACAGGCAGGGGTATAAGGCTATTACGGGAGTGTACTGGACAAAGAACCCAAACCCTGAGCCGTACATTTATCGTGGTCTTTTCCAGAACGCTTTCTATGATTGGAAGGCCGGAGACTTCATTAAGATTGATTGGGCCGGTTGTGATTGTCTGCTGCTTGATATTGAGATGCTCAAGAAAATTCCTAAACCATGGTTTAGTCTTGAGTATGACATGCAGAAGAATAACGAAAACCCAGAGATGCTCGGCTTTCTCACGCGGACTGAAGACCTCTATTTTTTCAGCAAACTCAAAGATGCAGGCGTTGAATTATGGTGTGATACTGCTATCCAGTGCTTACACGAGGACAGAACTACACACCGCCTTTATGGACTGATTGATGGAATGCCACAAAAGACACGAGATCCGGTTGCAGAGAAGGGATTGCTCATTGCCGATATTGGTTGTGGTCATACTGTTAACCCGCTTTATCAGGACAATACGATCCGCAGATATGACTTGGATGAAACATGTAAACCGACTCATGTTTGTGATGTTCGCTCCATACCGGAAGAGGATGAGGTTTTTGACTTAGCACAAGCCTCGCATGTGCTTGAACACCTGAAGATTCACGACACAGTTAATGCAATTAAAGAGTGGTTGCGGATTGTGAAGGTCGGAGGCCGTCTTGAGATTCGGGTTCCAGACTTGCGTTATGCAGCGCAGAAAGTACTTGACGGCACGCTCGGCGGTTCGCACGTTGTAGGGTCTGAAGATATTCCTTATCACTTCCTCATGCTCTATGGTGCCCAAAACGATCAAGGCCAAATTCATTACAACGGGTTCAATAAGGAACGTCTTGAGGACGTACTAAAGCAGGCCGGATGCACAGAGTACACAATCGAAAGCACACAGCCGGATGATGCCGGAGTTCAGACTGAACTCAAGGCGATAATCACAAAAAGCAAATCATCAAAGCCAGACGTATTGAAAAACTGGACAAACGGGAGCCAAGAAAAGGAAACCTAAACCATGAAAATATTCTTAACCATAATTCTCTCGCTTTTGCTTTTTTCCTGTGCTCTGGCAAACATGCCCGGCCCGATACGCTATTACTACGTCGGAACAACTGCCTACTATGCGCTTGAAGCAGGAGTAGAAACAGTATCAGACAGCATCTTAGCTACCAAATCAGATACGCTTATCTATCCCATAACTCCCGGCGCAATGGTCTTTGGAATCAGCATCAAGCTTGATTCTCTCGGCGGTGAGACCGATTCATTTTGGGGATACTGGCAAACATACCCGCGCCTTGATTGGGCTTATTATACCTATGGCTCGTCTAAGCATCCGATTAGTTGGCGAATAGCTGACGGCACTGCCACAACGATTCTCAACTGGACTGACGGCTCTGCTTATGAGGCGTATGATTCAACCGGAGCTAACGATATTGAATTGAACGGGAATCGGTGGATCGGTATTTACTTGGGAAGCGGCGGCGGTCTTGATTCTGCAAAATACAAGTTTTCACTTCAACAGCTTTTGGCGGTGCCGTAATGGAAAGATCATCAATCCCATTCGATGGTATCGGTGCGAGCCTTCTTGCAACCTATACGACAACTGCAAACACGCTAAGTTCAAGCGGTTTTGATTGCTCTCAGTACGAGAGAATCAACTGCTATATGACATCGGCAAGCAGGGCATCTGCCGGAATAGTAAAGGTCTGCTGTGACTATTCAGATGACAATGCAACTTGGCATCCGCTTTACTATTTAAGCTCAGGCACAACCACGCTCATGAGCTATCAGATTGATGCAGACCAATCGTGGTTCTTTTCGTTTCCGACTGCCGGTAGATATGCAAGAATCCGAGTTGTTTGGGTATCGGGAACATCTATCGCAATTAGCAAGGCAGACATTGAGGCTAAATCTTAATGGCAAAAACACTGTCAACCTTACGATCTGATGTACAGAAGATTATCAAAGACGATGATAAGGTACTACAGATTGCAGACGTTCAATATGCCATCGAACGTGCATCTCGCATTTTGTCGCGTCGTAGTCCATGCGTAAAAACGACAGACAAAACCGGAGATGGAACGACCTTTAAATGGGCGGTTCCCTCCGATTGGATTACGGACTTCAGCACGCTCTTGAGTGTGCTTTATCCGTTTGATGAGACTGATGAGGTTCCGGCTAATGAGATGGAGCGCGACGAATACGACATCATCAAAACGAACGCAGGTGTTTATTATTTCCGCTTGAATTACGCAAAACCTTCTTCATCTGAAAAGGTTCGCTTTTCTTATACGACACTGCACACAGTAAGCGAAACAGCATCGGCCTGCACGATCACCTCAGCAATTGATGAGGACTCTGTTATTTTCTACGCTGCTTCGCTTTGCCTGATGACAATGTCGGTTAGGGCTATCTCAACAGGCTACGTTTCTTTAGGCGCCGATACTGTGAACTATCAGAACAGATCAGGCGCCTACAAAGCACTCGCTAAGACCTACAGTGAAATGAGCGGACTTGACAAATACGCACAAGCTGAGGATGCAGTCGGTTGCTCTTTTGTGGAATTAGATAGCCCGGATCGGATCGTTGATCTGAGAATTGATTATGTCTCCTAACGAGTTCGCGTTCAAGATTGAATTTAGCAAGAGGCCGGAAGAGTTTATTCCCACAGCGCAGACAGATCGAATTATTACGGATGTTTGGGGAGCAACACTCAAGGCCAGCGCGAAAATGGTTCGAATTGGAGTTCTGGAAACTGCTCCTCATGTAACCGGAATTATGCGAGGTTCAATCAAGGAGTCTCCGGTTGTTAGGGTTAGAGATGGATTTGAGGTTGTTGTTACTTCACCTATTCCATACACGAGCTATGTAGAGTTTGGGACTAAGCCGCATTGGATGCCGATTGAACCGCTAAGACTTTGGGCACAAAGAAAGTTCGGAGTTGATAAGGGACTTGCTTACGGCATTGCAAAGAAGGTTCAAAAGCGAATTGCAACACGAGGAACTAATGGCAAATTCATGTTTCGCGATGCTTATGCGAGGCTTCGGTCTTCAGTCGAAAACAACTTCAATACCGCTGCTGACCTGATTATAGAGAGGATTAAAAAGCTGTGAGCAATGCGACATACAATCAGATTGTTACAACCATAGCGACTAAGCTCTCTGAAGTTGACGGGGTTGGTAAAGTCCACACATACGAACGGTATGTGAAGACTAAGGAAGAATTTGAACTATGGTTTATGGATCATTCGCAAGGCAGAATTTGCGGCTGGACAATTACAAGAGGCTCGTTCACTGACGAGCAAAACACGAATATCTCGAATACCCGAAGATCGAAATTCATTCTTCGCGGGTACATGGCGGTTAAGGATGCAGACAAGACAGAACTGATCTTTCAAAATCTCATTGATTTGGTTTGCACAAAGTTCCGACCGCAAGAATTACTTGAGGACGTGCTTGAAATAAACGAACCGCTTCAGGGGGATGTTATCGGTTACGGAGAGTATTGCGGGACGTTTTGCCACATCTGCGAGCTATCAATGGTTACACAAGAGTTTTACAATTCATAAGGAGTCATAAATGGCAACTGCGGCAGGATATAGAATTAAAATGGGATGCGCGAAGGAGACAAGCTTCCGCACGGCTGTGCATATGACAGACCTTGTGCCCGTATTGTCGGAGACCCTTACCGAGAATATCAAGATCATTGATTCGCAAGTTCTGAAGGGTATTGCCGGACAGGACCAGATTGATCTCGGCGAACGGTCATACACTGGCACGATTGAAACAGACTGCGTTTATCCTACAAAATCCGGCTCAGTATTCTTTGGCAATGATATGTTTATCAGCATGGCAATGGGCGCGCATCCTTCCTATGGGTCATCCTTAACCGGAGCGCGGTTTACCGAAAGCCCTGACCATTGCTGTACGATTGCCATTGATAAGGTCGTTTCGATTTGGGAGTTTATCTCATGCTATTTCAAGACCATGAAGATTTCTGCCAAAGTCGGAGAATCCGTCAAGGCTTCATTTGATGTCATTGCTTATAACTGCCTCTTAACAGGTACGGCAAACGAAGCGGCTGAGTTTACGGCGATTGCCGGACAGAGTGCGAAGAAAGTTCTTTTCGCTGATGCAACATTCAGGCTTGGAGACCACTCGAACGCACTCGCAGCCAGCACTGACGAGATTGGTTTGTCCGAGTTCAACCTGAACCTTGACAACAACTTCTCAGATCCGACTTTCTCAAGCCCTAACAATGATACGGGGCACACGAACGCATATCTCACCATTCAACCGGAGCGTAATGGCAAGAGAATTATAGATGTTGATTTTAAACTCTCCAGATATAACACAGGCGGAACGAACAATTGGGGAACTCAACTCGAAACATGGAAATCAGCCAAGACTCCATTGCAGATGGATGCGATTTGGAGCATTGACTCGGCGGCCAGAAAGTTCTTAATACATATGCCTTACCTGATTATCACTGACCTCAAGGAAAACGTGAACGGAGCCGGATTGGTTGATCAGCAGGTCAAGGCAAAGTTGCTTTACAACGGCGGAACTACAGCAGGTGGCGGAGTCAATACTGTAATGGTTGACTCCGGTTCATTGAATATATCACAAGAGTTTGAGATTGAATGGGTAAATACTGCCAATGGCCGTACGGCTGCTATCTGGTCATAAGGAGAAACTAACACATGGCACAATCAGCCGGGTACAAATCAAAAGCCTGTTTAGCGATGAACTCGCGGCGCAAGGGAGCCTCTGACTCCTTTAAGCCAGCGGCATGGCCGTTAACCTCCACCTACGCACGCACGGGAGCGGGTGTGCATCAAATCCCGTTCGAGTCTGAGAGTATTGTTGAGAATCTTAAATTTCTTGACAGCCAAACTCTTGAGAAAAAAGCCGGAATTGACAGAACGGAAATCATTGCCAAGAATGTTTCGGGAGACATTACTTGCACCGGCATGTATTTGGGGCTTGATAGAATCTATGCGCTTGCTCTTGGTATTGAAAAGTTCAGGACAGCCTCTTTGGAATCTCCCGTCTTTGGAGTTGAGGGTCAGGGTTCAACGATTACCGGAACAACTGACGCTGCGGGAAATGCAACGACCGTGCTTGAACTTGCATCTGACGTGCTTACAAGTGCGAACATAGATGATTATGTCCGCATTGAGGAGCTTTCCACAAACCCGCAATCTTATGACCAAGTGCGAAGGATTGTCTCTGTGACCGATGCAGATACGGCGGTCATTAATTCCACTTGGGCTGGTACATATTCAGGACTCACACCTAATAGTAAACCGTTTACAATTGCCAGAGAGTTCTTGCATACGTTCGAGTGTTGCCGAACTATTCATGGTCAACCATTCGGCGAGATTCTGACCGGCACATGGTCAACCGCCGAAGATGCAACCGCAAGCCCCAATGCTCGCCGGATCAATCGCTGGTGTGATATTATCATTGACAAGACCGTCGCTTATTGGCACTTCCAGAGAGCAATGATTGACTCACTTACAATCAAGCTGAACACTGACGGGATGAAGGTTACAGCGAGTATTATTGCGCCTTGTCTTGATCTTGCCGACACGCTATCAAATAACTCTACAGCATGGGGCTATTCTCCTTGTACCTACAAGGTTATCGAACCCGTCATGTTTGGAGACTTCACCTTCTCTGTCGGAGCTTATGCGACCTCTGCCGGTTCAATTGTATCGCAGGGAATTTCTGAGTTTGAAATCACAATCAAGAATAATCTGCAAGGTGATTTGCAGACGCTTACATCTGGTATATACATTGATGAGCCGATGCGAAACGGCAAGCGAGAGATTACAGGCTCGTTCACGGTTCCTCGTTATAGTGCTGATACGCTAATCAACTACTACAAGGCCGGGACTGCCCTAATGGGTAAACTTGCTGCTACGGGTTCAACCATTGCAACCGGCAAGACAAACGAGTTTTTGCTCTGGCTGAGAAAAATGAAAATCACGAAAGCCGATGCAAATATTGATGGAGCAGGAGTGACCGGAGTTAAATACAACTTCACTTGCATCCAGCCGGAAGGAACCGAAACACCGGACATGAGCGGAGCACCTACGGTTACAACAGGTCTTGAGAATGGCGAGATCATTATTCAGACTCGCAACCAAAACCCGTTCAACTCATTCATGGATCAATATTTAGCGGATTAAAATATCACAGGGAGAACAATGCTGTATTTATCGAAGAAAGAAAAGACGTATATCTATGAACCGTGCGAAGGTGTCAAGATTACGTATCGCAAATTGATCGGCGGGCTGATGTCGGAGGCCATATCAAAAAGTATGGTTGACGAACGAACGAACGAAGTTGACATTAAGCTCTATCAAGAGAATACGCTCAAGGCTTGCATCGTTTGCTGGGATGGAGTCGGAGATGAAGACACGAAAGAACCTGCTCCGGTTACGCTTGAGTATATCAGAGCCTTGCCGAGTGAAATATTCTCCAAACTGTTCATGCTCTGCCAACCTGACAAGGCGGGTGCTGACCCTTTGGCCATATCCGAGAATATGTTGAACTCCAGTATCAAACCGGAGGCGGCTGGGGATACTGTCACAAGTGCTGGAAAGGCTATCAAGAAAACGAGAGAAAAGCACCGTGCGAAGTAAGTGAGCCGAGTATATGTAAGATAACAGGGAGAGCACCGTTTCAATTAGAACCAGACGAAAGATTTGCACTATCGGTCTATCACGATGCTGTCTCTCTGTCTGGTTTTGATGCTTTTGGGATTCCTTCAATTTCAATGCTTCCGTTTGTGGTTGATAGCTCATTGAGTCACTTGGATAAAGAGCAGACCGTGAACATCGTCGAAATGGTTAAGGAAATCCACAGAACCGCAACACCTTACGAAATAGAAAAGCGAAATAATAGTAACAATGGCTGATCAAAAAGTATTAGGGATTCTTCTCAAGGCACAAGCCGATATTAGCAAGGCCGTCTCTGACGTAAAGGGAGGGTTTTCTGACATTGAGAAAAAGGCCAAAGAGACCAGTGAGAAAATGGCGAGCGAGTGGAAGTCATCCGTTGAGTCCATTCGCAACCAGTCTGCTATTGCCTTCGCCGCTGTCGGTGCTGCCATAGGGTATACAGTCAAAGAATCAATGGAAGCATCCGGCGCAATCAGGAGGGCACAGATCGCTGTTGAAATGGCCGGAGAGTCTTGGCTTGCGTACAAGGACAATCTCATGGCTGTTGCTGAATCACAGAAAGCTCTTACGAGATTTGATGAAGACGAAGCTATCTCAACTTACGCACGGCTCACTCAAGCAACCGGAAACGCGGCGGATGCCTTAAAATATCTGACGCTTACGCAAGACTTACAGGCGGCTTTTGCTTTAGATGCAGATACGGCGGCTCGCATGTTGGCTCAAGCAATTGAGGGCGAGGCGGGTCGCATGGGTATGCTCATTCCAGAAATTCGCAAGGTCAATGAGGTGCTTGGGGAAAATGCAAGCGCGAGTGATAAGGCGGCTTATTTCATTGATGTCTTGCAGCGCAGGGTCGGAGGGTTTGCCGAGAAGGATGCTAAGTCTTTTTCAGGATCACTCGCACAAGCGAAGAACGAGCTTAACGACGCGGCAAAAGCTGTCGGTGCTGTGTTCATTCCTATGCTTCAAGAAATGGCTGTAAAAATAAAGGGTGTTGGCAAAGACCTTCAGGATTACACAAAGGAACATCCCGAACTTATCAAGTATCTCGGCATAACCGCAGTGAGTGTTACTGGAGTTGTTGCGGCACTATCATCTGTTGCTCTCATTATCCCGAAGGTAATTGAAGGAGTTGCCCTGTTAAAGACCGCACTAATCGCATTGAGTGCGAGTCCTGTTGTGCTAACTATAACGGGTATCGTTGCCGGTCTTGGTCTGACCTACGGGATTTTAAAACAGATTGGAGATGCAGGAACAGCAACGAAGAAAACATCTGCAAGCCTTCAGGAATTATCTGCTGAACTCGGAGTCAGTGTAAACTATTTACAGAATCAGCGCAATGCAATTTCAGGGGCAGACGCTTGGAACTCGCGGTATGAGGAACAATGGCAGAAGACTATTGCAACTCTACGGGCTGCCAAAAATCCGACTATTGAAGAACAACAAGTTATTACCACACTCGGAGCAGAAGCAAAGAAGACAGCCGGTGATATAAAGTTCTTTCAAGAGACATACAAAGCGGCTATGGAGTCCGGTATGGGTGCAAGCGCGGCGGCGGCATTAGCTCGCACAATTCCCTCGATTGCTCCGATTGATATTGAAGCAACAATATCGCCAGAGTTCGGCCCTGAATATGATCCTATGGCAATGGCGAAACAACGCGCAGAGGATATGAAGAAGATCGAGATAGACAAGCAGAGCTTTCTTGAATCGGCACGTCAAGCAGGAATGAACTCTGCCATAGCTCAGGAGATTGCACTCACCTCGGCAACCAAAGAGCAGGCAGATAAAAAACTTGATATTTGGAGAAGCACTTACGATACAATGAATCAAATGCTTTCTCCGTTTGTATCTGCTTACAATACTGCGATTATGTCAATTGCCGATACATCCATGACGGGTTCGCAAAGGGTAAAAGTAATATTTAGCTCGTTGTTCTCTTCGGTTTTGTCTCAGGTAGGCTCGTTCACGTCAAAATGGTTATTTAGTGCAATTGCAAGAGAAGCCGCTGATAAAGCGGTGGTTGCAACATCAATCGCAGGGCAAGCAGCAATTACATCCGCAAACATCACAACGTCTGCTACAATTGGCTCGGTTGTTATTCCAATGTTATTAGCAGAAGAGGTAACCGTTGACTCACTCACGGCCTCTTATTATGCGCTTGCCGCTGCGAAGGCAATTGCAACGGGAGGTCTTGGATTCTTCGGAGGTCTACTCTCAACAATCGGATTTGCGAGCGGAGGTGTTGTGCCTCAATATCTTGCAAGTGGAGGATTTCCATTTAAGCCAAAAGGGACAGATGTTATTCCGGCAATGCTTACTCCCGGAGAATTTGTAGTCAGAAAGAGCGTAGCTCAAAGGCACTTGCCTGAGCTTACAAGTTTAAATAATGGGACGGCGAGGACAACATCGAATCGCTCCGATGCTGCTCTTCTCCCGGCTTACTCGCCGTCTCAAACTAATCACATTACGATTAATGCAGGAAACATGACCGACGAATCGAAAGACAGTTTCATCAGACAACTTGAAGATCGGCTTGCACGCGCGTGGGAACGTATCTCAGACCAAAGAAAACTTAGACCGGGGTTTGCATCATGACCATAGCATATGGCGGAACCACAGTAACAATCGGAGCAAACTTGATCGGGGTTGATGGAGTTGAAGTCAAGCCATTTCAAAATCGTCTTGTTACGGAGTCCGGGTCTGTTGTTACCTATGACCGTGCAGTAACCGAGTGGAAAATCCCGATTAAGATTCGAGTAACCGAAACAGTCAGAGATACAATCCGGGACTTCCTGCGAGTTACGGTGCAATGGTCAAAGCTTCCGATTACGTTTACTCCCGATGCGGGCTGGGATACTGGAAACGGATCAACCGCGCTAACAACCTATTTTTGGCAGGACACATACAGAGAGAGACCATACAATGTTGATCTCTATGAGGTCGAGTTTATCTTGCGGGCGGTGAGTACAGGTACGGGAGTTCCCTCGTGAGAACTCTTTCCGCAAATGTTACAGCCGGACTCGGCGGAGCATCGGTTCCTTGCTATTTGGTTCAGATCAAACCGACGAACAAATATTATTATTACCGCTATGCAACGGCAACTTGCAACTCTACGACATGGCCCACATGGGAGGGAGTTGCTTTTGATTGGGCATTAGCTAAAGATTCTTTTGATGAAATCTCTCGCAAGATAGACATTACTTTTGGCGGCAATGCACAAGAGGGAACCTCATTCGACATTCGACTCCCGAATACTAACCTCCAAAGCGATACGCTTTATTCAGAGTTGTTTATCGGAGCATCAGCAGAGATCAGATTGATCTTTCTTGACAAGGCTAATCCTTCATGGAATAATGCACTCCCGATCTTTTCCGGTTACGTGGAAGATTTCGATTGGGATTCAAAGTATTTTAATTTCCATGTTACCGACACATCATATTGTAGACACAGACAACTCCCCAAGCGACTCATAAACAGCACGGATCATCCCTATGCTGTTGAGTCATTGATTGGAAAAGCTGTTCCGATTATCTACGGGTCATTCACAAATACCCTCCTTCATAAAGAAGGCATTGCCTATCAGGACGGGACTACCGATTACGGGAATCCACAGGACTATGCAAAGTGCTATCTGATAAGAGAGGACTCGTCAACGACATCCGGTAATGGCAGAGTGCTTATTGCCGGACATGACTTGCACAGCATTACAGATACAGACCTCCGCTTCTTGCATTACGATGATGATTTTAAGAAGATTGGAGTGTCTTCTCTTTTTGTAGGAAGCAACACATATTCATCAGGTGAGTATTATAGCGATGACTGTGCAAACACAGACACGAACTCCAATCCGCCTAATTCGGATTATATTGGTTGGCTGTTTCTTATCCCTGATTTTGTTTCTCAAACAACCACGACAACGGGTGAGAATTGCGTTGATGAAGACGGGTCGAACGTAACGACTATTGCATCAACACAAACAATCCGCTATCGCATTCCTTCGGGCAAGCTCAAACTAATTGAAGGCAACACCGTCAGCATTTACATTGCCGGAACTGTATCAGGCGGAACATCTTCAAACCTTAGATTTACATTTACGAAGGCAGACGAATCAATCATCGGAACAACAAAAACAGCGAACTTTGCTAAGTCAAGTACAGAGTGGGACGGGAACACGTTCAAGGTGATTGATATTACGGATTGGGATTTTCATACAACAACTTACAACGAACTCAGAATTGATCTTAGTGTCACATCGGCAGACGGGACAACTTTCTCAATCAAGAATCTTTATGCTTTTGCATATCCGAAATCTCAGATAAACTTAACTGAATTTTATCTTGCCTTAGAGGGCAGAGAATTAGGCGAATGGATTGACTCTCCAAATCACTCGACTATCGGAAGTGCGGGCGATTTAATTGAGAACCCTGCGCTCATAGCCGAGAGTATTGTCTGCGATGAATTAGATCAAGATACTTATATGTATGGAGCAGCAATTGAACTGCTTGGCGGAGGAGCAGACCCTCCGAAATTTACCTGTGCCGGTGATGCAAACCTTGATATTGAGGGCGATATAACGCTTGAAGCGTGGGTTTATGTCGGAGCATCATTCCCGGCAACTGAACAGTATATCATCAGCAAGGTTGACTATGCAACTCATGCCGTTAATCTGTACTCGCTTTCTTTAAGCGCAGATGATGGATTTCCTACATTCAAGCGCGGGGCGGCAGTTGCCGAATCTTATAGCTCGGTTGTCGGAACCGGAGCACTGACAAAAAGCGAATGGAATCATATTGTTGTCACTATGGATATGACAGCAGCGGAGGAGGGCGATGTTTGCATTTATGTAAACGGAGTTCTCACTGATACCGAGCATGTTGTCATGGCGGATGCTCCAGACGATGATGGCGCGGGTCGTAATACCGTGTTTTGGATTGGGAATATTTACGATACCGACAATACGAGTTTTACGGGATATCTCGATGACATTCGTATTTGGAATAGAGCACTTACCACAAATGAAATTATCCCACTTTATAATCACGGTTACGGCTGCAACGATCCGGCAACGAGCGGGCTTGTGGCATGGTGGAACTTTGACGATGCAACCTGTACAACCTATTCTCCAGATGTTGCCAGAACAACACTAAACCCACTGGTAGGCCCGGTTCAGGTTCCCTATCTTGTGACGGGAGGAAAAAATCTTTCTTCTGTCAATGATGCTTATATGAATTGGGTGCAAACCACCTACGCAAAGGTTCCTTATCGCTTTAGCACGGTTCACGAGTACGATGCAACGGCCAATGCAAGCACTTCATTCGAGGTCGTTGCCGGAGAGAGAACATCATGGAAGTTTGCGAGAGAGATTCTTGATAGAGAGAATAGCATTGATCTTCTCTCGCAGTTGGCTTATGAGGGATGTTTCGGATATTTCGTGAACGGATCTGGACAAGAGGACTTGGGAAGAATTGATCCGCAAGCCACAAGCACACTCTTGGATATTACAAACTGCATCTGCACTTCAAGCGGAGACTCTTCTTTCAGTATCATGAAAACGCAGATCAAGGATATTAAAACTTCCTTCATTCTGAAGTATAAAAAGAACTATGCTACCGATGAATACGATAAAACCCTCTATGTCAACACGCCGGATGCAACTGCTTACTCGGCATCTTATACGAACCTAACCTCAGACGCTGAGACCTATTGGAATAAATGCTCGGCGGCCTATGTTACCTTCAGAGTTAATAATGTATGGGAATATGAGGCGCAATGGATTCGTGATGATGCAACGGCTGAACTATTTATCAAATTCATGATCGACAGGCTTTCTCGCAGAGCTTATCTAATTGAGCATGAAACATCATTAGAAGCTCTTGAGTGGGAACTCCTTGAATGTGTGCAATGGACAAGAGCGTTTATGCCACCGATCAAGGATGAAGAAAACGAGAATTATGACGGTACGGTCTGGAGACTGATCGAGCAGCGAGTAAATCCGAATACATCACGAGTTAAATGCACTTGGCTTGATGTGGGAACGGTTGCATTATCATAGGAACAAAAATGAAAAAACTACGCTTTATCTTTTTCTTTGCACTGCTGTTATCCGTTTCTCTTCTGGCCTACGGTCAATGGTCTAACACTTGGCAAGGCGGCTGGCACGGCGGCTATACCGGGACTTGGCAGTGCAACGAGGCTAATTATGATGACTTTGATACTGCCCTCGTTGTGTTTTTCGGGAACTCTACAATCTACGGATTCCCCGTATATTCAGAGGATACGCTTGCAACCATTAGCTCAATATTTGCAAAGCTCAAGGGATGCAAGGTCATTAATGCCGGAATTGCCGGAAATAAAATAGCTGATCTTGTTGCGCGAAATGATACTGATGTGGTTGCCTTTAATCCTGATGCTGTTGTTTTTGCGGGTGGGTTAAATGATGCGTTAAACGCTACCAGTGACACATCCCGTGGGAATTATGTAGCTAAATGCAAGACGATTCTTGATGCGTACTCGGCAGTTGAGCAGGTGCTCGTGATAAACGTAATGTCTGGATCAGAGGGCTGGGGAGGTACAACCGCAAACATGAATCAGCGCGACTTGATGCGTGATTCTCTTCGCAAGTTTATTGCAGCTACATATTCAAACGTGACAGTGGTTGATCTGGATACAGTATTGAACTATGAACGCGCCGGTGGGACAGCCGGCAATAATTGGTTTATCGCCACTCAATTTACATCAGATTCTCTCCACTTTAAGGCACTGGGTAACATTCGGATTGCTAATGTATTAGGCGACGTCTTCACTTTGAGCTGTCATCCTACAATCGGCACGTTTACGCTATTCTACAAGTCGTATTCTACAAATCTTACCGAATCAAAGTTCAATGACATTTATTTCACTACTCTCAGCCCTGAAAAAAATTATGGAGCAAGTTTAAACATATACGGTGGAGGAACCAATGCGGGAAAAACACTAACCGCATTGACGCGCTTTGAACTTGGAGAGATTCCTAAAGGGGCAACAGTAAACTCTATTATTGATTCGATTTATTGCGGTTATACCTTAAATACGCCCGGGCAAATTGCAGTTTATATCGTTGGTCAGGACTGGTCTGAGGGGACAAAAACCGGAGCATACGAATACCATGGGGCAAGCTATCAATCTCGTGGCGTCGGTAGGGGAAACGCTGGAGATTTAATTCTTCCCGCTGATACCGCATGGACATCAATGCTCGGAACCTGCATTGATACGTTACCTGCTCCTACGACCAATAGCTGGATTGTCTTAACCTCTAAGCCTGCATTTTTAGCATGGGCGCAGTCGGTTGTTGATGGAACGGTAAAAAACTACGGGATTGCGTTCAAGCTTCTTACGCAGGATGCAACAGACAGACAGTTTGGTATGAGATCAAAAACAGAGAATACAGCAAATTCAACTAGGCCGAGCATTACTGTAGGTTATACGGTGAATTAAAATAATTAGAGGCCATAATATGAACGACCAAGAAAACCACGAACGGGAACACCTTGAGGAAAACTACGAAGAGGCTCTCAAAAGTTCCAGCAAAGAAGCTTTGTTGCTTCTTGAAATCTACGAGATGCAGACGGCCAGTGAAGAGATCAAAGACCGGATTGCGCTCATGTTCGACCTGAAACGAAAAGTCTAAGTTATTAACCTTACCTGTGAAAGAAAAGCAAATGGCAGACAATAACGGAAATGGCGGAACGACAAAGCTCCCGACTTGGTTAGTCAATTCGGTCATCACGGCGGCACTTGGGTTCTTGACGATCTCTATTGTCAACCTGAATGCTACGCTAAACGCACAGGCTCGGCAGATCACAACGCTTGAGGCCAATTATGCCAACATCGAAAAAAGCCTCATAGAGATCAAGTCCGACACGAAGGAGACTAAAGAGTTAGTTGTCAGACACATGGTAAAAGATCAGAAGTAGAACCATGAGTGTAATAGTAGCTTTCGTATCAAAGAAATTCGCTGTTATAGCAGCCGATTCTAATACGGTGTTTGGTTCTGTCATTCTCACTAAGGTAAAGAAAGTTCACCGGCTGAATAGTGGTGCGTTGTTTGGTTTTTCGGGAACGTGCGAACCAAAGCCGAGACTCCTCTCTATACTTGACGATTGCAACAACCCAAATGACATACCAGTAGAGCGTTGGCCAGCCGGAGACTACACCATACCCCTGGTATACCCCAACCGGAAAGCATATACAATCCATGAAAAGAAAGACATTCTACTGAACAGCAACCCGTGTTTTTTATATTCTGGAACGGGCGGAGACATTGCTCAAGGTGCGATTTTGGCTATGCTTGGGAAAAGGAAAAACCTTGAATCTCTGACTCGCCGTGAAGTTTCCAGAATGTTACGGAGGGCGTTGAGTATTGTCTGTTCGATTAATTACGACTGTGGCGGGCGGATAAGCCTGACATGGCTATAAGGGAGTAAGCCTGTGGAAGTAGTAACAAGGGAGATTGAACTCGCCTCAAGAAGCGATGTTGTAAAGATTACACCTATCGGAGACATACATATCGGAGGGCGTGACTGCAACATTAAACTACTAAGGGCGTGTGTCAATAAGATCAAGGAAGATCCAAACCATTATTGGGTTGGAATGGGTGACTACGGAGAGTATATCATGCTCAACGATCCCCGCTTTGATCCGAACGAGGTTGACGAAAATACGAAAGTAAAAGACCTCAAGAATCTACACTCCATTCAGATGCAAAAGATTGCACATGAACTTGATCCGATCAAGGAAAGATGCTTAGGATTACTGAGTGGAAACCACGATGAAGTCATAGCCAAGCACTATCATCGGGACGTTCACTCTGATTTCTGCGCTCTCCTTCAAACAAAATACTCTTTGAATATCGGATACTCGGCAATACTAAAACTGAGGTTTAGAAGACAGGCATCAACCGGGAGTGTAATGCTTCAAATGTATGCTCATCACGGAGCCGGAGGCGGAATGCTCAAGGGAGCCAAAGTCAACCGGATAATGTCTCTGGCTAATAAGTTCCCGTTCTGTGACATCTATGCAATGGGACACGTTCATGAAAGGGTTTGTTTCGTTGAGTCGGTCTTGGATGCTTGCAAGAACAAAGACGAACTGACAGACAGGCCGAGAGCCTTTGGTATTACAGGAACCTTCAAAGAAACATACACACAGGGATCAATGAGCTATGCCGAGAAGATGCAATACCCTCCCACATCTCTCGGTGTTATCAGCTTCATTGTTAAGCCATACGTTAACGACAAAAAAATAATCATCACAGCACACTCGTCAACAGACGGCCTGCCTGCATAAAAAGGAGAAATCATGAAAAACTTTATACAGAAACTCTTTGAATGGATGCCGATTCTTCAGTCTATGGACGGCGAAAAGCGCATCCTTGCAATTGTTATTGAGTCTCTGGCCTTACTGACAAATCAACTACCGAACCTTATCCCGATCTCCGAGACGTTCACGGCGATTGTGGCGTTTTGTCTGCATATCATTTTCGGGATATTCGCTCTTTGGGGATTGCTGCACGCTAACTACAAAAAGAATTTACCGGAAGAGCCTACGGTGTCTGAACCAAAAAAATTTGTATTACCTCCCGATTAGGCCGGACGTTTCTCCCGCGTCAAGGCCGATCCCTCGCCTCCGTTCAATTAAATAGGCGGATACGATGCTTTAAGCTCTCCGCGAAAACTAATCAATTGCGGAGGCGAGGTGAATTTTAACAACACAACTATTAGGCAATTCCTAACAGTTCATTCTTAAACAAACAAAAGGTATTATCATGAAAACCATTCTCGTTATCTTAACTATCTGCACGCTCTTCGTTGCAAACTCGTTCGCTGTTGATGAAGTCAAATTCGGATTCGGGATTGATCCGCTCTCCTTTCACGCTGGCTGCTCGGTAGACCCCAACAATTTTACGTTCGACAAGCCGGAGGTTTTCGTTGCCGCCGCTTATACACCAGTCTATGCTCGTATCAATGCAACCGGATCAGGTCTTAACTATGTGAAAATGTCTGCCGCTATGTTCGTGAACAAGACAACGGTGGCTCCGGCATTCGGTCTGTACGTAGATTTCGACAAGTACTTTGGCATCGGTTACGGCGTGTCGAAGCGCAGTCGAACGGTGATGCTGTCCACGAGTGTATTCTTCGACCTGATTCATGACATCATAGGCGAGAAGTAAAACTCATTTGCGGGGTAGCGCAGTCCGGCAGCGCGCTTGCACCATAGCGCAAGAGGTCGGAGGTTCGAATCCTCTCCCCGCATCCCCGTTTTTAATATCCATTCCATGTTTTACCAATCTTTATCATATATATAGTTGAATATCCAACATTAAAAACTTTTGATATTTCATTACAATTTAATCCAGACTGTAGCATTCTTTTTATCTCAGGAATGTCAACTTGTTTTAATTTGCTTGCTCCGTTTTTCTCTCCACGTGCGAGCCTTTCTGGATGTTTTCTTGACCAACTATCGCCTCCTCTTTTTAAAAGTTCTGGGTGTAATCTCCAATAGTTATTTTCTCCGGTGGGGATTCTTCCTTTTGTAATTGCGTCTTGCATGTTATCCTTGTATGTTCCTAAGAATAAATGGTCTGGGTTAACACAATTTCGCACATCGCACTTATGACAAACCAACATTCCAAGAGGAAGGTCTCCTTTAAATGCAAGGTATGATACCCTATGTGCAGATTCATTTCTTCCGAAGAATTTTATCTTTCCATAGTCCTTCATTTTTGTAATCCAACAATCAGACTCAGAAACTTTAATATTGTTTAATATTTTGTTTCTTATTAATTCCAATTGATCTTCTGTAAACCATGTTTGTAGAATTTGTTTTGATCTCATTTAGAAACATCCTGCAAGTTAAAACATAAGCCCCAACAGGAACTTGCAGGTAAACTGTTAGGGCTTATGGTGGAATAAATCCACAAATAAAATTATGTCATTTTCCTGCAAGTTCAAACGACCATTAAATATACGAATAATTTTTGTAAAAATCAAGTGTATAGACTTCCCCTTCACTTCCTTATATATGTAGGTAATTTCAACAAATCAGCTTTTTCTAAAATTAGCAATCGGCTAATTTCAATGACCTAAAATTAACCTTAATCGGTTAACTTTCAGTAATTAACCAAAATCAATTAACGGAGGAATCATGGCAAAGAGAAAACCAAAGGGCGGCGGCAAGGGCGGATGTAAGTAGGCTCGCAACTTGTCAGAAAACAGCATTATTTTGCTGTTTTTTTATATATGCCTCTCGCACATAAAAACAAATACTTAGCTTGTGAAATTCATAAACAACAACTATACAAATAAGTTCACATGAAAAAAAGACTTGACAATACAAATATATAGCCGTATATTTACAATCGAAAGGCAAAAAAAACAAGGAGAGCAATGTCATACAGTAAACAAATAGCAGCGACAGAGAAGAGAAACGCTCGCATATATAAGGAACGAATTGAAGGCAAGAAGATCAAGGAACTCGCCAAATTATACGGAGTTTCTATTTGCAGAATTAATCAAATCATAGCTCGTCAAAAAGAGTTACAAGTTGCATCCACATCTCTTTGAGGTGTGGCTTTTTTATTGGAGAAAGAAATGGAATCGGACAAGAAGAAAATTCTCATCGTAGATGATGACGAGGTTATTAGGAGTTTACTCGAAAACTTCTGTAAGTTCTCTGGCTATGAACCAATCTTGGCGAGCGATGGAAAGCAAGCCCTTGACCTCGTAATTTCCGATTGCCCGGACATAATCATTACTGATATTCACATGCCCTTTATGAACGGATTTCAACTTCTTCGCGCAGTCAAGCGCATGTATCCTGAGTTGCCAATCATTTTCATTACGGCATTCGCACACTTCAGAAGATTCTACGCAGATAAAACGGCACGAGCAGATGCCTTCTTTGAGAAGCCGTTTTCTCTTGAAGCCATTCAACAGTGCTTTCATATGTTTTTATAACCTTTTATTGGAGAAAGAAATGTTTAACTATGAAAACTCATCCATGTCGAATGATCAGATTTACAAGATTCTGATTAGGGTGATGCAGAAGAGAATTTTCCACGCTCGTGAACTTGGAGATGAAACACTCCTTAAGTCACTTCATCGGGATTACGACACGGCGTGCAACCTCAGATTGTCCATGAAAGATGAAGAGGCTATTGCCATACTTGAAGGCTCTTTGTCTACTTCTGGAATTAAGAACAAGGAGGCCGAAAATGAGTAGTCAATTTTGTCAACACCCCGAAGCCAGAGAGGGAGAAGTTTGGTTTACCAACGGATTTGATGGAGACAAGAATCGTAAAGAATCTTGGTTTGATGATCTTAAGTTCGCAACAAAACGCAAGGGATTAACTTCATTCAACCAACACGGAGAAGAGCAAAGAACTCTCTATCCAGTGTTTGTTTCTCATGATGAGTTAATGTTTAGATCGCATAACGAAGAGCACGTCTGCAAGGGCTGGTGCGGAGTTAAGGAGTCCGAAAATGGCAACTGAATCAGGACAAATCATCATCACATGCTCTATCCACAAGGGTACGGCATACCTCACCTATTCGGACGCTGACAATCCGAACAACAACGACACGTTCTATACCAATGACCTCACTATCCCACTCACGAACCTGCATGATTGCTTTAAGGAAATGAAGAGCTACTGTGCTGGAAGCATCTACGACAAGCGTGAGTTTTACCGCGAGATTCAAGAGATTGTGTTTCCGAAACCGATTCCGGTAAATGGCAGAATCCACCTTGCCCAAACCGTAGAACCGCACGCTCCTGCTCCGATTGGCTCGCATTGCGGGGGAAGTAAGGTTGCGGAAACGCGAGGAGTAGAACAATGTTAATCGCAATTATCGTAATCGTTACAATGCTCCTGATTTGCATTTTTGCTCCTTCAAGAAAGCAACAGGAGAAGCAATTTAACGACACGGATGCTCTTTATAAAGAACAGGCACTCGAACGCATAAGCGAGGAGTGGGAGCATCTAAATAAAACGGTTGATGACAAAGAAGAATTGCGGGAAATTGTTAAAAGCATAGCGTGTGGAGAAAGTTGTTCGCGCAATCCGTCATCCCGATATCAACATGTGTATGAAAACGAACGTTGGTCTTTTTATCATGATCGCCTAAGCGAAATGTACCATGATCACAACCACTCCACCTCGGAACGCGCAGAGGCCGCTATGGACGCGGCGGAAAGCCTGAAGGATAGTAGGGAGGAGAGATAATGTCAAAAGTATTAGTTCTCAGAACATGCAATCCAGACATGACCTCTTATGGCGGTTTTAAATGGCCGGTAACTGGTCACGTTGTAGCACCGGATTGGAAACCCATAAAAAAATGTGGAAATGGTTTGCATGGTTTGCTTTGGGGTCAAGGAGGTGGACAACTTTTAAATTGGGGTGCAGATGCAAAATGGCTTGTTCTGGAAGTCGAAGAAGAATCAATTATTGATCTCGATGGAAAAGTTAAATTCCCCGAATGTGATATAGTTTTTTGCGGCTCGATGTTCGATGCAACTAATTTCATAGCTGCAACTGGAAGAAGTGGAATTGTAGGACACATAGCCACAGCAGGCAATAACGGCCAAGCCACAGCAGGCGATAACGGTCAAGCCACAGCAGGCAATTACGGCCAAGCCACAGCAGGCTATAACGGTCAAGCCACAGCAGGCAATTACGGCCAAGCCACAGCAGGCAATTACGGCCAAGCCACAGCAGGCAATAACGGCCAAGCCACAG